AGGTCGAGCAGGACGTCCGGGTCGGCGTCCGCGGCGAGCACCGGGGGGCGCCGGGCCTCGATCTGTTGCCAGGCGTTCGCCCCGGCCGTGCGCAGGTCGTCGATGAGCTGCTGGTGGTCGGCGACGCGGATCACGTACTGGCGGTAGTCGTTGCCGCCGATCAGGACTGCGGCGTGGATGTGGTCGTAGCCGCACACGTCGGCCTGCCACAGCGTCTGAACAAGGACGTCGTCGGCGACGCCGCGCCGGAACTGTCCGGCCTTCATCTTGTCGCGGCATTTGATCTCTACGGCGCACTTCTCGCGGCCGTCGGCGAGCGGGCATTCCAGGACGCGGCGGTCCAGCGTGCACATCTGCCACGGCCGGTCGACGTTCTGGACGAGGCCGACCCGCCATACGACGGAGCGGTTGCGGCGGGCCCATTCGCGGGCGACGGTCTCCTCGTTGAGCCGCCCCCACAAGGCGGGTTCGCTGTCGTCGCTTTCGAGGGGGAGTCCGCCGGTCTTGTCGTGGTAGACGGAGAGGGCGTTGCCGTAGCGGCTGATGCCGAGGACGGCGGCGATGTCGGAGGAGCCGAGTCCGGAGCGGCGGGCGGTGAGCCAGTCGGCGCGGTCGGCGTCGGCGGGGAGGATGAGGCGGCCGGTCGGTGTTACCCGGCGGCCGGCGGCCGGGCTGGTGGGCCCGGCCGGGGCAGCAGTCGTCATCAGCCCGCCACCTCCGTCATGACGTGGCGCTCCCACTTGCTGCCGAACACGTCGTCGCGGAACTTGTCGGGCGTGACCATGCCGAGGGCCTTGCCGCACTGGCAGTTGCCGTAGAACTCGCAGTCGCCGTATTCGATGATCAGGGCGTGGCCGCCGTCGAGGGTGGTGGGGAACTCGGGGTCGCCGAGTCCGGTGGGGGTTTGGGGTTCCTTGTCGGCCCGCTCCAGCAGGCTGACGGCCTCGCGGTGCTTGTATCCGGCGCGCTGGAGGGCGTCGAGGATGTCGGTGCGGGCGCTCACGGGCGGCCTTCCTTCCGGGCTTTGAGCGTGTAGTACTGGCGGCCCGGCTCCTCGTGCCGGAGCAGGTGGCCCCAGGCCGCGAGGTCGCGGAGATCACCGCGGGCGACGGCGCGGCACTGCGTGTTCGGCAGGTGGTCGAGGTCGCGGATGTGGTCGCGGTAGAACCGGAAGGCGGTGACGGTGGTCCAGCGGCCGCGTGCGGTGCGGATTGCGTCGAGGAGTTGAGCGACGCGACCCGTGGGCCCGGCGGGAGTGGCCGTCGCCGCCGGAGCGGTGGCCTTCTCCTCGGCGTCCGCGTTGAGCAAGGCGACCAGGTACGCGGCCAGCACTGGGGAGTCCGTCTCGAACTGCGGCCACGAGCAGCACTCGTAGACGCCCTCCTCCTCGCGGATGGGCCCGCCCGGGTAGTCGTCGATCATGTGCAGTGCGTCGCTGTTCTCGCCGGTGCAGGTGAGAGCAACGCCGCTGGGGGACTCGCTGTCGGTGTGGATGATCCGCCAGCGGGGCCGGTCTCCGGTGTCGTGGGCGATCAGCGGCGCGACTGCGGCGCGGGCTGTCGTGAGCGCCTCGGGCTCCGGCTGTGAGGCTGCGGCGAGCACCTCGTCGCGGTAGTTGTGTGCCAGCCGGTACGCCTCGACGGCGTCCAGCCGCATGGACAGTGCGACGTGCAACTCCATCCCGGCGCTCATGCGGTCCACCGCCTGTCGGCCTGCTCCGGGAGAGGGCTCTTCGTGAGGTGCACACGCGTCCCCTTCGACCCGAACCGGAACAGGACCCGGGCCACCTCGCCGAGCTCGGCCAGCAGCCGGCGGACATCCGACATCCGGACTTCGACTTGCGCGGTGTCCATCGACGCGACGTCCTCGACCTGTTCGATCGCTGCGTCGAGTTCGCCTTCGCGGGCCACTCCGGTGACGACTGCGGCGAGCTCGTCGAGTGCGGCGATCACGTCGTCGCGGGTGTCCTCGTCACCCCATCCGGCGACGAGGGTCATGAGGGTGTCGGTGCGGATCTGGTCGACGCGGAGGACCCCGTGGAGGTGGTTGGCGCCGAGGCTGAACGACAGCCCGGGCTTCTGGGAGTGGTTCATCGGGTGGCCTCCGGGGTGGGAGCGAGGAGCATGAGGAGCGCGGCCGCCGTCAGCGGCGCTTGGCGCAGGCACTTCGGCGTGAGGTGGTCGGAGTTGACCAGCAGGAAGAACGGGACCAGCGAGGCGCTGAAGACGCCGACCGCGAGGAGCAGGCAGGCGAACACGTCATCCGCCGAGCTCTGGCAACTCACTGGCCACCGCCCGTCTCGGGCATGTCCCGGCCCACGCGGTAGTCGTGGTGGAGGGGTCCGTCGTGCGGGTCCTCGACCGCTGCACGCTGCCCGTCGAGCAGAGCCCGCATCGCCTGCACTCGGGGCGGCACAGCCTCGGTATTGGCCCACGGCGCGTTCGCGTGCCCGCACGGGTTGTCGACGTGTCCGCCATGGCAGCCCGCCTTGCAGGCCGCGCAGTCCGGGCACCACTGCTCCGGCAGGGAGCCGCACGCGTCGCAGGCCCCAGGCCGCTCGGCCTCCACCCGCAGCGCCTGCGTCGGCGCGAACAGCGCGGTCCACCGGTCCGCCGACTCGGCCGCCGACGGTCCCTTGGCGGGCTCGGCCCGGTCCGCGCGCAGGGCCTGCACCGCGTCGTCCAGCGCCTCGTTCGTCGAGTGCCGCTCCGCCTCCAGCTCAGCAACCCGGTTGACGAGCCACTCCACAGCCGGGGTGAGCGTCTCGCCCAACGGCATCGGCACCTTCCGCTGCTCCCCGTTCGGGGAGAGCGTGCCCCGCATGTTCAGCGCGTCGTTCTGGAGCGCTACGAGACGAACCCGACGCCGCTCTTGCTGTGCCTCCAGCTCGGCGACCCGAGCCCGCAGCACCGTCTCCGCCTGCTCCAACTCCGCCATGCGGTGCGCCATCTCCGGCGACATCAGCATCTGCGCCGACTCCAACGCCATAGCCAGCCCAGCCGCCGTGACCGCCCCATTCACCTGCGCGCGGTGGATGACATCCGCCGCCGCATTCACCGACCGGGCGATCACGCGGACACCTCCGACGCGTCCGCAGCCGCCTCCAGCACCGCGACAACCGACTCGACTGTCCGACCCTCCAGGTCGCCCCACGCGGAGACATGCGCCTTCAGGTCGAAGATCCCGCCGTACTCCGGACCCTCGCCGTCGACCTCCAGCCGCAGTGCGAGAACACCGATCGCCTCGTCAGCCAGCAGCGACGTCAGATGCGGATCACCCGACACCACGCACTTCAACGCGGCGACAATGCACATCGGGCGCAGGAAGTGCGGGATGCACATCTCCCGGTCGAAAACGTCGGGCAGGTAGTCGCCCTGGTAATGGCCGTTCGTCACGATCAGACGGGCAGCAGCCCGGAACACCGTCGGCAGGGTCGTCGGGCGGGCAATCGGCGCCTGGTGGAGCGGTACGGGCCCGGTGCTCAGCACGGGCGTCTGAAATGATGTGGTCACGGTGACCTCTGCTTTCTGTGGGTGGAGTCGCCGAGTCGTGGGGTCGTCCGGGCCTGGCAGTCGGGACGGCCCTTCGGCGCGTTCAGGGATGGATCAGGCGGCGGCGCGGTGGTCCGCGTCGGCCGTGCGGCGGCGGATGATCTCGGCCTCGATGGCTTCGACCGAACCGAGCCGGTGACCGGGGTACCAAGCGGCCTCAGCCGCCTCGCGAGGTGTCCGCGAGGCCCGCTCAGCCACCGCGTCAAGCAGTGCGGCAGCAGCGGCGCGGACAGCCTGGGTACGGGCCGGCAGGCAGGACGTGGCCGGAAACCGGTCGGCGGTCATGCTGCGACCGCCGAGCGCTGGGTGAGAGTGCCTACGTCTTCCGGCCCGGCCGGGACTGCGCGGCCGGCGGGGGCCCACAGGACGAGGACGTCGACGCCGATGGTCCGGCAGATGCCGTGCGCAACCTCGGACGGCTGGCTCTTGATGTTGCCGTTGAGGAGGTTGTCGATCGTTCCGTGAGGGACGTTGACGCGGCGGGCGAGTTCGCGGCCGCTGATGCTGTGTCCTGTGCCGGTGCGCTCCATCAGCCTGCGGAGGAGGTCCGGGTCGAGGAGGACGTATCGGGGTTCGGGTTGGGCTGGTTCAGGTGTCACGCGCATACCTCTTGGACGGAGTGACCAAGTTTTTGGACAGCTCCAGCATGGCATTACTTGGGCACTGTGTCCAGATTCTTGGACACCCGGTTGCGTGAGAATTTGGCCAAGCTCTCAGGGCGGCCTGGCGCTACCCGGCCAGGAACGTGGACACTGTGCCCAAGTAACATCGCGGGTCGACACTCTGAACAGCGCAGACGGCACGCACGTATCAGCGGTCACATGGACACACCCCCACCCTTGCGGCCAGGAGACGAGGACGATGACAGCCGAAGAACCCATGAGGCGGACGGACCTGGGAGACCTCGTGCGCACTCGCATGGAGGAGCTCGGACTCGGCCTCCGCAAACTCGCCGCCGCCTGCGTAGACCCGGGACACCCTGAGGACGGCCCGCTCTGGACCCGTGGCACCCTCGACAACCTTGTCCAGGGGCGCGTCATCAAGGCCCCCACCGAGGCGCAGCTGTGCGCCCTGGCCGCCGGCCTCGACCTCCCGGAGACGGCCGTAAAGCGGGCTGCCGGTGCCCAGTTCCTCGGCCTGACCGAGCACTGGAACGAGGATCACGACACGCGTGTCCTCATCGCGCGGATCGAGGAGCTCGACAAGGACGGCATCAAGGAGCTTGACGAGCTGGCGCAGATCGTCTTGCGGCGCCGCGCAAGGTAAAGCTCTGGCCAGGGCTGACAGCGGAAAGTAACTTTCCGCTTCGCTCTGTTCACAACGTCACCACATATGGCATTGTCAGCGGACCGCCTGGGGGGCGCGTTTAAGTCGATTGCGCACGCATGTGCAGGCACTCCAGTGCATGCGTGCGGTGCACCCAGCAACAAGGGGGTCCGATGGCAAACGAGGCGGACGAACCGCGTGAGGACGAGCCGCGAGAGGCGGGCCAGGCAACACCCGAATTCGACATGGTGATGGTGCCCAGCCTCCCCGGAGGGAGGGCCATCTACCCGGCAGAGCAGCAAGGACGCTTCGTCTGGCTCGTCGCCGAAGGGGCCATGACCCAGAAGTGCTTCGACGAAATGCGCGGCTACATCCGCTACATCGTCGAAAACCAGCTTTGGATCCAGAACTGGGACGGGAAACCGCCGTCGGACCTCACTGACGGCCCGCCCGGATAGCCTCCCTTCCGACGCAGGCGCGGTGCCAACGCCGGCTGAGCACCGCGCCGCGGAAGAACAGCACCACGTACGACAGCACGACATGGGGGGCCATGGCATGAGCACGATTGCATCTACGCTGATCCAGCCACGACCGGTGATCGGGTACGCCCGCGTTTCGACGTGGCGCGAAGAGATGATCAGCATCGAGCTTCAGACGAAGGCCGTCGAGGAAGCCGCCGCCCGTCGAGGACGGTACGTCGCCGAGTGGATCATCGACGAGGACGCGACCGGCCGGAACTTCAAGCGCCAGGTCATGCGGGCCATCGAGCTCATCGAGGACGCCGGCCGCCCCGAGCGAGAACTATGGTCCTGGAAGTTCAGCCGCTTCGGCCGCAACCGGCACGGCGTCGCGATCAACCTCGCCCGCATCGAGAACGTTGGCGGCGAACTCATCAGCGCGACCGAGGAGGTCGACGCCAAAACCGCCGTCGGAAGGTTCACCCGCGGCATGCTCCTCGAACTCGCCGCGTTCGAGAGTGATCGCGCGGGCGAGCAGTGGAAAGAAACCCACGAACTGCGCCGCAGCCTCGGACTACCCGCGGCAGGCGGGCGCCGCTTCGGCTACCTCTGGCACCCCCGGCGCATCCCGGACGGGCACGGAGGGTGGAGCATCCAAGAGGAGCGGTACGAGGCGCTGCCCGACGAGGCGGAGCTGTCCGTCGAGGCATTCCAGGACTACGTCAAGGGGAAGACCGGGTTCGGGAAGATCGCGGAACGGTGGAACGATCGCGGCATCCTCAACACCCGCGGCGCCCGCTGGCAGGACCAGGGCATCAAGGTGTACATGGACAGCGGCTTCGCCGCCGGCCTGCTGTACGTCCACAACCCGGAGGCCCCGTGCGGCGATCCGGCCAAATGCAAGAACACAGAGCACTATCGCCACCTTGCCGCCGAGCACGAATCCTTGGTCGACGGCGACGAGTGGGACAACTACAAGGACATGCGGCTCGTCCGGCGCAACACGCCGCGGCGCGCGCTTGCGCCCGTGTACCCGCTCGCTGGTCTTGTGCGCTGCGGGCTGTGCGGCGGCTCGGGGATGATCCACCAGACGCGGCAGGAGCGAGGCAAGGCGTATCGGTGCAACGCGCGGTCCCGGCGGGCGGTCACGCATGACGCCGTGTGGGTGCGTCGAGTCGTCGTCGAGGACGAGGTGCTGAGGTGGCTCGTCGATCTGCGGCAGGAGATCGACGACATCGTCGCCGGGAAGGTAGCGGTGCCGCAGCCGCGCCGTGAGCCCGATGTCGACCAGCAGCGGGCGAAGTTCGAGCGGGATATCGAGAGGGCCGCGGCCGCGATCGACCGCGCCTTCGAGGCGTACACCCTCGGCGACGTGCCGCGGGACACCTACCTGCGGGCCCGGGAGAAGCACCAGAAGACCCGGGACGAAGCGCAGCGCGCGCTCGACGAGCTGCCGAATCCTGAAGCTGCGCCGGCGTCCCCAGTGCCGTTCCGTGAAACGGTCATCGGGCTCATCGCCGAGTGGGACACGATCAGCGTTCCCTCGAAACGGGTCCTGCTTGGCAGGTTGATCCGTCGTGTGGAGCTGCGGCCGGGCGACGGTGTGTCGGTGGTGCCCGTGTGGGCGGTGGCCGATGAGCCGAAGCGGAGGGGGCCCGGGCGTCCGTCGTACCGGCCGGAGTAGGCATGCGAGTGTGTTATTCAGTTCTGGTCGACTGGCCACCACTGAAGAACACACTAAAAACAGCGCCCCCGGCCTGAAGGCCGAGGGCGCCGCGACCGGACCGCCGCGCCTGGGGGGCATACAGCGGCCGGCCGGTTCGTGGTGAATGCAGGTAATTCTGCGTTCAATATTTGCTATTTGCAATGAATTGAACGTCACATCACTCGAACGAGTGTTTTATTCGAAGATGGTTGCGTTCTGACCGGAACGTGATCTCACAAATGTACGGTCGACGATACAGACACACGATCATGATCAGGCGAGCGTGGGGCGGTGCCATCCGCCCCGCCGCCACCCGACTGGGTCCTTGCCCGGCGCAAAACCATCGGCGACAACATCCGCAGCGCCAGACGGGAAGCCAAACTCACGCAGGAGAAACTCGCCGAACTGGCCGGCATGGACAGGCAGGCCATCAACCGGATTGAGCAGGGCCACCAGTCCGCACTCGCCGACAACCTGATCCGTATCGCCGCCGCCCTGAACGTTCCGCTCTCCGACCTGGTGAGGTGACCCGCCGCAGCCCCAGAAGAAAAACTGCAACGGGTCACAATGGCCACCCCGCCAGGCGGCCGTCCTCATCCCACAGCCGGGCGTGGGGCCGTCCGGCCGGGGCCTGGTCCCGCCCGCCCCATGGGCGCGGGGTACGGGGCGGGCGGAGAGAACCCGGCCCCGGCACGCCGTCTGCGCCGGGACCGGGGGTCGTTACGACCACGTGCTCCCGGACGTGTCCGTGAGGCTGGTGCGGCCGTTGAAGCGGTCGACGTGCCGGCCGCCATGACCGGGCCGGAGGGTGCACCGGCCCGCCCGGGTCGGGTTGCGTGCCCAGCAGTAGCCCGCCGCCCCCCCGGCCGCGCGGGACTTCTCCTCGTCGTTTCCGCGGGTCTTCACTGGTCGTCTCCCTGTCGGATGGATGTGGGGCGCCGGGGGCGCTTCGGGCAGCGGGGGCCGCATTCGTAGACCTCGACGCTCAGGTCGTAGGCGCCGCTGGAGCCCTGCGCGCGGCCGGCTGATCGCGCCCCGTTACTGAGTCGGGTGCGGCACCAGCAGCAGTCCCACCCCGAGTACTGGGCGTGGGTCAGATCGGCGGCCCGGGGCGGCTTCGGCTTCCAAGAGGTCATCGGTCGGCGAGCGGGACCAGGCCGTACCGGATCTGGCACGGGTGGCACGCGAACTTCTGGCGGCCTGTTCCCGGGCCGGATCCCGTCTCGTCGATCTGGATCAGGCGGACGTCTCGCGTGACCCCTTTGTGCCAGGCGCAGTAGGCGTAGGCCGTTGTCTGCTGAGTCATCTGCTGGCCTCCACGGTCACGGTGATCCGTCTCACACACGTGACCGTAAGAGCGCCCCAGCCCAACCGAGGACCGGAATCCGGTCCCCTCCCTACGCAGCCAGAATGCCGATCTCCACCGCCAGCTCCGACGCGCGCCGTCGACGGTCGGCCTGCTTCGACTCGGCTTCCTCGAGGATGATCCGCCTGGCGTACCCGTTGTACTTGATCGTTTCCGACGCTGCCTCGTAGGCCTTGGCCAGCGTCGCGATCGCCACCTCCGGTTGCCCGTCCAGCTGGTACGCGCGCGCCTCTTCGATCCGGTGCCGGGCCCGCCTCGGCCGGGACTTGATCGTCATCGTGTCCGCTCGAGCAGCCTGCCGCACCGACTCGCCGCCCTGGTGCAGCTCGACGGCCACCGTGACCGCGTGCGCGCCCATGATGGCCCGCGAGAACGACGTCACCGGGTGGTAGTAGTCACTGGGCAGCTTCTTCGCTGTCTTCTCCGCCTTGTCCCACCACCCCCACGCCGTCCCGGTCTCCCGCCGACGGGCCGCGGTGTAGCCGAGCTCGAACTCGAGGGCGCCCGCGATGGCGAGGACGTCATCGCTCGCGTCGGGCAGGAGCGGCTCGAGGAAGCGGACCGCCTCGAGATTCACCGCGTCGGCCGCATCGAAGTGGCGCGGGCCTGAGTCGCGGTGGGCTTGGGCCATGAGCCATGCGGCGACGCCGATGGTGTGCGGGTCCTCGCTCTCCTGCGCGGCGATCATGCCGCGTTCGGCGACGCGCCACAGCAGGCTCGAGTCTGGTTGGTAGGCGATGAAGAACTGCGACAGGGAGTACGACTGCGCGAGGAGCCCCTGCGCCATACGTCGCTCGAGCGCGGAGTCCGCCTGCCGCACGAGGGCCTGCGCGTCACGGATCAGGTCCGGCAGTAGTTTCCCGATGACCTCGCGGTGGTTGGGCGCCTCGTGGCGGGCCGTCCATGCCCGGTCGAGACGGGCCTGAAGGTGCGCGACAGGCGGCGCCTCGATGCTCGAGGTGAGAGGGAAGGAGTCGATCGCCGCTTTCACCGCGGCAAGACGCGGATGCCCGGGGCCGATGAACAGATCGACATGCGCCTCGGGGAGGCCGGTGAGGTCGGCGAGATCACGCACCCGCAACGCTTCGGCGATCCGCATCACCATCTCGAGCCCCGGGGCCTGCTGCTGCCCGTTCTCGACTTTTTTCAGGGTGTGCGGTGAGACGCCGACGAGGCCGGCAAGTTGCACTCGAGTCATGCCGCGGCGCTCGCGGAGGATCTGCACCCGCTGGCCGAACTTCAGCGGGTCGGCGTACGGGTCGGGGGTAGCATCTGTAGGCACGGTCTCGCCCCTCTCTGAACAGCTCGTCACTGTCAGGGTATGGGGCGGGACCTTTTCCATGTGAGGGCTCGGGGCAGGCCGCTGCTCGACTGGGTGGCCTGTGGGTGCCCGCGGCTACGCTTGTCTCATGTCCCCCACCCCTCTGCCTAGCGGCGCTGTGCGGCCGGCTGCGGTCGTGAACGAGGACATCCGCGCCCTGTGGCCGCGCGAGGGGACCCTGCTCACAGCGGAGGAACGAGCCGAGTACGAGGCGCTATTGGTGGAGTGGGCGGACGCGGTCCGCGCCGAGATCGTGACAGCGGCCTAGACGTACTGGCGGCGGCTCGGGTCCAACCCCAACGACAGCAGGCCCGACGGCGACGGACTCGGCTGCGGCGCCCCATCCCTCCGGCACACCAACGCATCCGGGTCATACGACGGGGCCTGCAAGCTGTACCCGTCCGGGCAGGTCTGTCCATCCCGACCGTCCGCCCCGTCCCGCCCCGCAGGCCCGGCCGGACCCTGCGCGCCCTGAGCCCCCGTAGGCCCGACAGGACCAGCCGGACCGCTCGGACCGACCACTCCAGGACTGCCAGCGGAACCCGGTACACCTGCCACCCCCGTCGCACCCGGGGAACCGGGGGAACCTGACGGGCCGGGGCTTCCTGCCGGACCTGTCGGGCCTGGTATCGGCACCGGGACCGTCGTACGGGCGGGCAGATCCGCCACGGCCTTGCTCGGGTCCGGGGCCACCGGCGTCTTCCCCAGACCCCTCACCTGCGCCCTCAGAGCACGGACGTCCCCGGCGACCGTCGATAGCGCATCACCGCGCTTGTTCGCCTCCGCCGCAGCCGCCGTGTACCTCCTGTCAGAGGCCGCCCGGTCGGCGTCCACGCGGTGCCACGTCGCCCACGCAATGCCGAACAGAGCGACGATCGCGCACAGGACCGCGATGCCGCGCCAGTGGTGCACGATCGTGCGCTCAGTACGGGTCATGGGGTGGGGTTTCCTCCGAGTCGAATGTTCTCTATCTCTAGCTGGGTGATCCTGACGAGGTAGTCGTGGCGCTGCTGCTCCAGCGCGGCGATCTGCACGTCCTTCTCAGCGAGGCGCCGTGCCAGGCCGTCGCGTTCCTCTTGGACCTGGTCCGTGAGCGAGTTGCGGGTCTCACCCCGCTTCCCGATGTACGCCACCACCGAGCCGGACACGACGCCAGCGAACGCCAGGACCGCGCCGAGGGTGGTGGCGTCCAACAGGACTCCCTAGACGCCCGAAGCCGTCGACGCGGAGTTCTTCGCACCGAAGCCGCGCGCCGCCAGCCCCTTCACGAGGGACACCACCGCAGCGACACCGCCCGTGGCGACCGCCTGCCAGAAGCTGGCGTGCAGCACGTCGGCCGGCCCGGAGGCGACGACCACCGCGGTGGTCCCTCCGAGGAACGTCCAGATGACGCGCTCGGCGAGGTCCTTTCCGTAGGTGGCTGCGGTCTTCACGACCGTCTGCACATCGGGGAGAGACGACTCAGACATGATCAGGATCCCTTCGTTCCAGCGCCGGTCACGTCGACGCTCACCTTGACCACCGCTTCTGCGATGGCCACCTTCACCGCTGCCACCACGGCGGCCGTGTCCACACCGGTGCCGACCAGCCCGGCCAGCTTCGTGATCGCCGCGGTCTGCGCAGCCTCCGCAGTACGCACCGCGTCGATCCGCTTGAGGATCTCCGTCTGCACGCTCGACAGGGTCCAGGTCGGGTTAGTGGCCGGCGCACCCGGGACGGAGATCACCCCGTCGTAGGTCAGCACCGCCTTCGCGACTTCAGCAGCAGTGGGCATGTCGTCCTCCTCGGGACCATTGGTCTTGCCGGTCGCGCGGGCGACGATGCCCGGGAACACGACCTCCTTGAACTGCTTCACCCGTGCGTCACCCGGGCAGGAGTGCCCGTTCGGGTTCCACGCGGAGAACAGACGGTGATAGCCGAAGCCCGGATCGCTCGCGCTGCGGCAGATCCGCAGCGGGATCTCGTGCTCCTGGTGCAGCCACACCCCGAGCTTGATGAGCGTCTCGACCTGCGCCGCCGTCCACGGGTCCGACGCCTGCAGATTCGACGCGGACTCCAGCGACACCGCGCCGGTCCCGTCCGCCCGCAGGTTCGCTGCGGCGTTCGCATCCGCGCGGGTCTGCGTCCCGATGAACTGGCCGAGGCTTCCGTCGTAGCCGAGCCCGAAGTGGGACTCCAGGTTCGTCGAGTCGCGCCAATACTCGTACGTCCGCTCGGGCGTCCACGGGGCGACGATGCTGTGCAGGATGAACTGCGTGGGCCGGATCGCCGGTTGGGCGTCCGACTCCGGTTGCAGCTCCATCTTGGTGGCGCCGGGATACCAGGCCATAGTCAGAGTCCCTTCGCGTTGAGTCAGGAGCGGGCGGTGAGCGCCATCGCCTCGTCGTGCTCGTTGTGGCAGTAGAGACGATACGGTTCGTCTCACCTATCAGGTTGCAGGATCCCCCTGTGAATCCCAGAGGGATCAGACGTTGGTGATGACCTGCTCGAACTTTTGCGCCATCACCGAGCCGATCCCGGGCGTCCCGGCAAGCAGGGCCCGAACGGCGTTGACGACGTCCAACTCCTGCACCACAGTGCCTTCCTGGTTGACTGCGGATATATCCACCGACACCACAGGTTCGCCGCTCGTGTTTTTCCCAGTGACCACATACATAGGCACGGATAGAACTCCTCTAAGCGATGCGCTGGGATGAAATCCAGCTGTCTGTGAAAACAGTCGTAGCGGTAGCACTCGACACGCTCTGAGCCCACACCATTCCCCACGTGCCGCTAGTGGTGCCGATGCGGAACATTCCGTTGAGTATGACGGTGAGCGCATTTCCTGCACCGAGACCGCCGTATGTACGAGTGTTTGAGAGGTCAGTCCATTCGGTGCGGACCGTGTAACCCCACGTCGAGGATGCGTTCTGCTGCGTTCCACCACCGGCCGTGCCAGAAATGGGAGTGGTACCGGCACCGGAGCCGACCCAGGCTCCGAGCGACCCGGACGGCGCGGTGAAACCGAAAATGATATCTGCGGTGATGTCGGCGTCGAATTTGATCCATCCGTTCCACGCGTACACCGCGCCCGCAACAGCGGGGAATTGGATGTGCGGGTCCATTGTGGGCGTTGTCGTCGCGGCACGCGATGTGTCGGCAGTCTTGCGGGCCACCTGGGGTTGCATCGACCGCAGCAGGCCCGCCGTGAGCCGCTGCCCGGCGAGCGGTGTTGGATAGGACTCGGGCACGCTGCCTCCTTAAAGGGCAAGAATGGTCGGATTGGCAAGTCGGACGTCTTCGCCTGCGCTGTGGGCTTTGGCGACGCCATTCACGGAGCGTGTGACGGTGAAGGTCTGCTGGTATTGCTCGGTGAAGTTGTCGAACTGGATCGTCACCGGCAGCACCGCCGTACTCGCGCTGCCCAGCAGCGTCCGCACGCCCACCGACCCAACCCCCACAAGGTCGCTGTCGGTGGTCGTGATATCCCAAGTTCCAGGCTCCGACGGGCCGAGCGTCCACAGCTTCGCCTTCAACGCGGTGCCCTCGATACGGAAGCGCATCTTGTACCAGGTCCCCGCAGCGTGGGTGAACTGTGTCGTGACGGCCGAACCGAGCTGTGTCTCCGATCCGTTGCGCTTCCGCACCGTGAGGATCATTGCGTTCGCGGTGGTGACCTCGACCCGGACGAAGTAGAAGTGGTTGGTGTCGGTGTAGCGGGCGAACACGAACACGTACTGGCTGTCGCCGG